TTCACGAACATCTCAACCTGTGTCGTTGGCACTTCAAAAGGTCGAGTTATTGTTTCTGCCATTAACATTTTATAACCTCCTCAACTTTTCAACCAATTCCTCTCTTGTGAGAGTTTCGCTTTCGTTCCCATCTCCTGCGGTCTGTGGTGCGCTACTCGGTGACGTGGGCTCTTCTGCTTCCCCTTTTTCCAGGGCATCGAGACGTGAAAGAATATCAGCGATTTTATCCTCAAGTTCTTTGATTTTGTCGTTTATGTCTGGTTCATCTGATGGCTCGGCTGGTTCGGCATCCTGCTCCTTCATCTGCTTTATTTCCTCCTCAAGCAAATTTACCTTTGCTTTGAGGGCTTCCAAATCTTCTTTTTCATCTGCCATGTTATCATTCTTAATCTCATTTCCCCTTATATTATTTACTTGAATTTTGGTGAGTGCCTGTTCACTCGGCCATTTCCCTGTTATTTTCTTGTGTAGCCATGCACAAAATCCTTCGGGGCTGTCCTTATCCTGGTTTTTCTTTACGCAGTCCTCAAAATCCTTGTATTCCCCGAATGGCTCTCCAACCCTTGTATCATTTTCTCCAACAAATTTCTCTATTGCAATTGCACCCTCTGGAATAATTGGGGAGAATGTATCGCTCTGATATGTATTGCTGTCTGGGGCAACCGTTACATTTTGAGTTTGTATGTTTGTCTGCGGAAATCCTGGAAGTGTGCATATTGAGATTTCGAGGGGAGATTTTATCATAACATCGCCATCCATGTCTTCAGCCGCTTTATCCACTATTGCCATAATGCTGACAAATGGAATATCTCCACGTTTCAATTTCCTGACTAACGCTTCTTCTTCCTCATCCACGTTTATCTGGTAATGCAAGCCGTCATCCTCTATCCACGTTTTTTCGATATGCCCTATTGGCTTGTCCTGGTCATGATTAAATAATGAAGGCAGGCCAACCCACAGGTCGGCGGTCTCAATTATGCTCTCCTTGTTGTATGTCAATCCATTTCGTGAACGTTGTCCGAATGGTAATGCCAGTCCTGTTATCCTGAACCCTCCATCTGTCTTTTCCTCTACGCTAAAACTCTCAGCCGTTATAATGACTTTCTGTTCCATCACCTTATAATTGGATTGTTGCTTATATTATTTACTTGGATTGTAACGCCGCATGACGGTTGTGCAAAAATCATGCAAAAGCGTATATACTACCTATGCTATTTATTATCATGCTAAATGCTGTCGTGTGTGATGCAGTAGCAAGATGCCCTTATTGCGGCTTTCCGCTTGTGTGGGATAGTGAACACCATCATTATGAATGCCCGAAGCATGGTGTTCTCTAAATGCAAATTAAATTTTTCTGTTCTAATTTGAAGGCACAATCAAAAATATGCTTCCCTATTTTTGGGTTTACGCAATTTCTTAATATCCGTCTGCGTTCCATATCATCTCCATTATATCCAGATATATCAAAACCATAATACTGTGTAAGTCCTTTCTCTATTGAGCGGAATTTTTCAGGTAATCTTTTTACATTCATCTTTGAAATATGGAAATTTGTCCAGAAATAATGCCTTCCCAACTCCTGTGGTTTTATCAATGGCTCATAATATGATTTCACATTCTCAACGCAAAACCTGCCATTAAAATTTGTTCCTTTGGAGTGGTATATCTGTTTTAGAAATATGATTTCTTGATATAATCGCATATCAGGGTATACTGGTGGGCTTTCGCCTCTGCCAACACCTGCGAGATTTCTTATTCTCGAATGTGTCGGGCATGGCGGGCTACTCCAGATAAAATCCCAGCCGTCATCATAATGTTTTAATAGATACTCATGTGCATCCCCCACAACTACATTGTCATCGGGAAAGAAATCCTGATATATTTTTGCTATCTCTGGATTTATCTCAACTGCTGTTACTTCCACATTCTCCCATAACTTTCTATTGCCACCGATGCCAGCATAGAGATTTAGGACTTTGTATTTTTTCACCACAACCACCTTTGTCCAACAAAATTGTATTTTGGTTTTTTATCGGTCATTTTTCACCTCCTTTTTTAAATTTACATACATAAATTTTCCCAAACATAACCTTAAAATATACCTCCGTATCACTATTCGCATCTATTGAACCCAATCTTGGCTTTTTGAATAAAAGTAATATTCTTTCCCACCATTTTGTGCGACAACTTTCAATTAACTGTCTGTCAAAAATTGTGCAGTCATTTTTCACCTCATCTGTTATTTCTTTAGCATCAATCAATATCCAATCTTCAGAAGTATAACATTCTGCTTGTCTTTGAAGCAATTGGAAAGCGTGTTCAGCATCAAAGCCGCTACTTTCGGCTTTCAATACTGCGATTATCCTATATTTTTTTCTTGTTTTTAATTCGGGTTTTTCTTTAGTCATCAAAAAGTAAATACAAAATGTATATATAAATATTGTTGATAATTTTGATATTTTAAACAAAAAGTAGGGGGTTTCGTATCAAATTTACTGTTTGAATAAGGGATTATTTATATAGTCTCTCTTAAAGTCCTCATGCCACATATAGACAAATAAACGCCCATGTTTCGTTAAGCATTCAAGTTTCACCACATCGCCGTTTGTCGATAACTTCTTTAATTTCTGCCTGACTATTTCGCTTCGTGATTGCCTCCCTGCCTTTTCGAGTTTTTTTATGATTTCATCTGCTGATAAGAAATATTTTTGCCCTCTTAACACATCCCTTATATCATGCCATAGTGTCATTTTATCAAATATCCGCTATTATGGTGCATCTGCAATTTGGATGACTATCTTTTACTGGCATCGGGGCATCCGGGCTATCGAATTTGTATGGATTGCCTCTTTCCTTTTCTCTGCATATCTCACACACCCTGTTATCCCTCGCCGTCAGCCACAGGTATTTTTCTATCCCTGCCTCTTTCATGCTCTGCTTCGTTCCTTCCGTGCTTGCTTTTATGATTTCACTCCGGGCTATCGTTTCCGCCCTGTGCCGTGTTATCTTTTGGGTTGTTTCCGTGATGTCTTTCTTTATTTTAGTGAGAGGTTTGCCCTCTTTTAAATCAACTACCAGAATGTCTTTCACTCTTTCCCTTATGTCTTCTTCCATATCTTTTAGATAGTTTATTTGTTGACGCATCAATGCTTCAAGTGGGGCTTTATTCTTTACCTCTCCCACCTGTATTTTCTGTCCTGTCCGTGTGAATACTCTCCTTGCTCCTCTATTGAAGGTCTGCTCAATAATGCCATAAACTTCTTTTAAAACAACAGATGAGAATGTAACCTTTCCGAGATTTCCGAGAATATATGAAATAATATCTACCTCCTTTACATCTGCATTGAAGGTTTCCTCTGCAATGCTCAAAAGTTCATTTAAACGCTCATGGAAGGGCTTAAAGAGTTCCTGAATAAGTTGGGCGTATCTCTCCATTAATGCTTTCGTGCCGTAATGTTTAATCCTGTTTATCTTTCGATGGTAAATCCTCAACTGGGTATCCCACCATCTTTTATTCAGGGCTTCCCTAACCTTTTCTCTTTTCTCTATCATCTTTTATCGCCCTTGGGCTTATGCTCATGGGTTGCTGGACAGGTTGCAGGTTTGTTATATCCCATTTGAAGGCATTGCCTCCCTGCTCATCTCCGATTGGTGGAAGTTCGAATTTCTGCCTTGCTTCGTCAATCGTCATAAGTCCAGAGTTCCAGAGATTTAAGGCCATAACCCTTTCCTCCTCTTTCGTTTCAAAATCAAATTCTCCGAATTTAACCCATGCTTTCTTTAACGGTTGCCAGTCCTTATCCCTCAATTCAACAGGGAGGGAGTTATGCTTTATCCTTATTTCCTCAAATAAATCGTTTATGGGTTGCTCTATCATCTGCCTCCGTGCCATCACTGTGAGATAAAAGAGGTTTTTCTGTTCGAGGGCTACGGCGTAGGTGGTCGTATCTCCATGCACATAAAACTGGGGCGCTAATACGCTTGTAATTTTCTTTTTCAGATATGTAATCATGGGGTCATAGTTCAATTCCTGCCCTGCATAAGACAGGTCAAGGAGGTCTACTTTCTTATTCCCTATAACTGGATTTTCAAGGTCACTTAAATTATTCCAGTATTCTATTATGCTGTCTATCTCTTTATCACTTACTCCCATTCCATCAATACCAGTTATGGAGATTAACTTTCTTGGGATGGCCTTATACCTTGCGACAACGGCCATAGCCCGCTCAATTTCCCGAAGTATTTTGTTGTCGCTTATCGCACTCGCATATAAACTTCTACCATAATGAGGCACATGAGATATCCCCTGCTTGAAATGCTGAACAGGGTTTTTGTATTCAACCGCTCTTATCGTTCTGTATCTGCCATAGCCCTCATAGTTCACTTTCACTGTCTCGGCTTCCTTTCCCCTGTATGTCTTTGGCACTTCTTCGTAATAATGAAGGTTACCCTGCTCATCGGGTATTACCCAGATTTTCCATGCTCTCGGTATGGGTATTGCCTTTCTCGGAATGCCCGTCTTAAGCCCTGGGAGTATCTCGATGTAACCGTTCCCAAGTTTAATGAAGTTCTCTATTGCTTCGGCCAATGCTAATTTGTAGCCCGATTTCTGTATCCATTCATCATAAAAATCCTTCGTGTATTCATCGTCATCCTCTGCTTCAACCGTGAGTTCATTGCCTATGAGAATATCCTTAAGGATTTCAACGGCGGTCTGAATAAAAGCATTTTCTCTGCTCATCTTTTCGCATTCCCACATTTCCTCATGGGGCGTTAAGATGTAATCTCCATAGATGTCTTTCAAGAAGTCGCCGCCGTGTGTGCCTCCCATCATTAACCTCTGCATCCACATCTGGGCGGAGGGATAATCAATGTCCTCCTTTGCTCTGAATGGAGATAAACGGCTAAAACTTTCTCTAATCCTTTTCAAATTTGGAATGTCCATTTTATCAGGATTTAATCGGTTACTCACTTATAATATTTACTCAATGCTTTACAATGATGTCCTTATTTGCTTCGTAAATTTTCTTTTTTAATTCTTCTGAAAAACCTTTCCCCTGTGGGACATCAAAATTTCGGTCGATTATATCTTTGATGACATCTCTCAAAATATAAAAATACACATCGTCATCATCCGCCAATACCATCACGCTGTCAATTGCTTTATCGACAAGTTGTATCCCTCTCGGCATCTCGTCTGGGTATCTCTTTCTCAATGATTGCTTTATTACATCCCTTAATTCTTCGACAAATGGTCTATTCCAGCCTCTTTTATTTTTGGTGTTTATCCTTCTTTTTAGCGTTCTGAAAAACCACGTTACTCCCATGTTCATCGCCCACTTGTAAAATCCATCCATTAATGTTTTTACTTCTGGAGTATCTTCGGGGTCTGGACAAAATGACATGATAAGTTATTTTGCTTTTGTTTATAATATTTACTCAATGCAAAATCCTTAATCCTCTGCCTAAAACAAGTTCCGAATGCCTTCTTACATAGCAAGCAAGTGCAAGGGCATCGGCGAAGTCAGGACTTTTGCTCTGTCCATCATTGATTTTGATTTTGCCATTGCTGGTAAATTCCATTTGCAAGTTATTTAACTGTTGCTTTAACGTGCCATGATTGGGTATTCTTATTTTGTTGTCCTCAAATACCTTCCGAAGGTTGTAATAGATTTCCGCCTTCATGTTCATGCAATTTGGCCTTATCGCCCCTGCTCCGAAGTTTATGCCCTGGACATGCCATTCATCATTATGCTCCCTCAACAATGAAGCAAGTCCGCCTATCCCGGTGTCATCTACATTCGCTTTCGTTATTCCGTTTTGCTCCATGTAATTGATTATCTTTCCTGCACTTTCAGCCATTTCGGTTTTGCCCCATGATAGGATATTTTTGATATTGAAAAAGTCGCCTATTTGCTCCATGTCTACCAGAACGGTTAAATCCCTGCCCATCGCCGCTAAGTCCACACCCACCAATCGTAAGGTTACCTCACCGTCTGGCACTTTCGCTTTTGTTGCCCTTTCTATCCATTCCCATTTTATCAACGTATTATCCATGTCTTCGGGATACTCTGCCTCATACCATACTTTAAACTCCTGCGGTGTAAGGTTTGCTTTCATTTCATCAATAAATGCCTGTGAAATTCTGCCCTCTTTTACCGCCGTTTTCCAATCAATCTTTATCTTATGCCATTTATCATTATTCCTCATTTCAAACATGAAGCCCCGGTAAACAGGATTGCTTATACATACCACCATGCTATCGGGCGTTTCCCCTGCCATTCTCATAATCCTTGTTTTTATGAGTTCGGGGGGTATGCTCTCTGCCTCATCAACTATAATGATAGTTCCGCCCCTTCCAAGCAATGAACGCCCCTCCGTGCCTATTCCTGCGGATAGAATGCTGATTTCTGAGCCGTTCCTGAATGTTATACGTTCTTTCGATAATTGCTGTCTTAATCTTTCCTCTGTTCTCGCGGCTGACAGCGTTAGTGAATTTGTTAAGTCCTCATGATCTAAAATGTGCAGTAAAATGTAATCCATGATAACTTTTGCTAATTGCTCTGTCGGGGCTATTATCCTTATTTTCTCATTTGGAAGCAGGGCGGCGGCAAGTATCGCTCCCAATGCGATTGCAAGAGATTTGCCCCATCGTGTGGTCGCCCAAATGAGTAATCGGTCAGGTCTTTTGAATAAAAGGGCTTTAACGATGCGTTCCTGATTGGGCGTAATTATAAGGGGGCTTCCGTCTGCATTTTTGAAGTAAAGTTTAACGATGCCTCTCGGATGTTCAAGAAGGAATTTAATCTTTTCCTTCGGCAGATTGTTCAGCATCATCCTGCTCCCTTATTTCCCTTATGATTTCATCTATCACGGCGTTTGATTGGTTTATCTCTATCTTTTGTGGCTCTTTTTCCACTGCCCCGATGTTCCACAACCAGTTATTCCACTTTTCAACAAATGTAATAGCATCCTCATAGTTTCCGTCTTTGATTGCTTTCATCACGGCGGCTCTGTAAAGAGTGTCTGTTATGGATTTTATGTCCTTGCCTACGTTCTTTTCGATATATGTTCGCAACTCCTGCATATCCCTGCATATCTGCGATTGGGCTACGCCATAAACATCTGCCAATTCCTGCTGTGTAAAGTAATAAGGGCTTCCATGTTTTATTATCAATTGGAGTATGTCCGCTCTCCTTTCTAACCGTGTGTATTCGGTTTTTTTCTTATCAACAGGTATAGGGATGGATATATAGTTTATGGGATTCTTTTTATGCGGCATAACACTCACTAAGTAAAATACATTGGGAGGTTATTAAATTTATGCTTAAACAAAAAGGAGAGGGCAGGGCGAAAAATTCCATGCAATCGGAGTTGAGAAAAACCCAGTCCCTGCCCTCATGGTGTGGGTGGAGAGGGCGGCAAGTCAAAAACAATCCTCATGTGGAGGCAACCATGAAAGGAGGAAAGATTACCGCCCTCAGTATGTTATCTCTCTGCTGTTTTTAATGTTTACCCATTTTCCCACTCTCCTGCTTTTTTGTTTCTATAAATTCTTGGAGTTTATCCCCATATTCTGTTACGGCTTCCGATGGTGGTAATTTCAAAATTCCACGCAATATACCAATTGCATTAGCCAGTGCGGTAATCATTACTTCTGCCACTGCTATGTCATCTCCACTAAAGATATCATTGCAATATAAACCGATTAAATGCTTGTAATGTTCTTCTAAGACATTCAAATCTTTATTACTTGGCTCTACAAAAGAGGCAGGAATTTGAATTGTTAAATTAGTGATGTAGGGTTGCAATCCATTTTCTTTTATGAAGGTAACACAACTACTTGTCTCCAATGTATATGGTGTTCTTAGTAACAGCACATCTCCATCCCAAATTTCTTTTTCTTTTGTCATTATACTCAATCTCCTTATTATTACGGATATGTGAGTTTGTATTTCTTTACTGTCTCAACCTTCGCTACCTTCGGCTTCCAGGGGAGTATTGAATTTCTATACCATCCTGTTATCTCCTGCGTGAAATAGACAAGTATCGAATAGAGTTTCATTTTGTATTTGCCATCCCTGTATTCCATGAGAATGTATTTGCCAGGAGGGAGGCCAGCGCCATGCTTCAATTGCTTTAATTCCTCAATGCTCGGTGGTTTGTCGAATGTTTCAACATGAATGAAAGGGGGTGTTGCTCCCCTCTCATTTCTACGCAAGAGAATGTATTTCATGTTATCATGGTATTTCATCGCTTCCGGTTATCCATTTGAATAAACGGCCTACATTCCTGAAATAGATGTCGCTCTTTTGTGGGCTGTCGATGTTTCCCTGCATCGCAGATGCCATGATGGCGGCGCAATCCATCTTTATTTTCATCACGTTTAGGATTGCGTGTTGTATGTCGTCAGGGAGTGTTTTCTCTGCTGTTTTTTTCGTTCCTGCTGTCTTTTTACCACTGGCTGGCTGTTCTGTATCAAGTTGTTCCTGCGTGGCTTCTGTGTCGCTTTTCAGGGCTATTTCTTTGATATTGTGAAATACGCCGCTCCTGCCCTGCTTGTCCTCATATTTAGCAGTAACAATTACCCCTTCTTCAATTCCCTCTGGGATAGCCCCGAAGCCGTTTAGCCAGATACCCTCTGGCATGTCTTTTGCTTTCACCTTTATCCCATATTTTTCCTCTTTTTGGGAGATTGCCTCAACTATTCCAGTTATGTTCATTTTTTCACCTCTTTTTTATTTGGGGAGTTCCCGCTCCCCTCCGTTTTCAGTTCCTCAATCTTCATTTCAGATAGGCGGCGTTGTCTCCAGTGATGATATGGAGACACTCTCAACTGCAATAATGTAGCAGAGAGTGCTCCGTTGTAATAGTCGATTTTGCTTGCATCTGCCACTGCTATCTTCGCCTGCTCGATGGTGTATTCTCTATACTCCTTCCTCAACCTTTCTTCCAATTCTTCTTTATTCATTTTCTCACCTCTTTTAATATTTCAAGTGAGTATTCTACGCCAGCGGCAAATCCTTCTTTAACGGCATTTTCAATTATTATTTTCACTGCCTTATAACTCATTGCATTGTGCTTCTTTACCCTTTCATCTTCAAATATCTTTTTATTGATGTTATTGATTGTTTCCGATATCATGTTCTCTAATCTTTCAATTTCCTGTTCTTTTTGTTTTTGAAATTCATACTCCATTGCTTCCTCGCTTTCACGGCTGATAAGCCCTTTTGGTTCATCATTCATATTCTCCCTCCTCGAAATGAAATTCACCATCAAAATTTATGAAATGTTTACAAGTATTCCCTTCAATTATTGTATAATCTGGCATTAATACTTCATTTACTTTTCCGCAAAAGGGGCATTCTGCGTAATAGCAATCTTCATTTGCAAATGCGTTTTTTATTTTCTTATATTTTGGTTTTATTATAACTTCTTTATTCATGGTTTGTCTCTTGCACGCTTCCCTAACATGACATTCTCTGCATTCGTCTCCATCGTGAAAACAACCAAAGCAACATACAAAAACTTCTTTACTCATTTTCTTCCCTCCACAAGTCGCCATCGACGGTATTCTTCCGTCGGCTCTATCCTTGCATCGTGTTTGATTGTCGATTGTTTGGCGTAAATATCATATTCTTCGGGAGACATTTTTATCTACCTCCTTTTGATATGATTACACCATCCTTCGCCCTCACTTCAAATATTTTATTGCAATTGGGACAATGTAATCTATATACTTGGGCTATGCTATTTCTTCTCAAAAATGTTGGAAGTTCCTCACCACAGTTAGGACATCTCACATGGTAATGTTCACCATATTTTTTATGTTCTTCTTTTTTGCACAATTCCATTTTAATCACCCCTTCCTTGCAAACGTCTGATTGTTTTTATGCTTTCGAGTTCCCATCGTATCCATCTTTTCATGGTGATGCCCCCTTCCACTTAGGTGAAAAATTATATCTTTCAAAATGCCTTTCAAGAGCCATTTTTATTTCGTTCTCCACTATGTCATCGGCTCTTTCTCCTTCAATATATACCTCACCATTCTCTTGATATACATTTATGGTGAAGTATTTATGTCTGCTCAACTCTTTTGCTCTTTTGGTGGGCTTGCTATTATTCTCCCCAGCCCGCAGGGAGGTTTTTTCGGGTTCTTTTTCGTTTCCACACATTTTTTCTCAACTCCGTAAACAAATACATTTTGTTTACAATATAGTAATAGGAAGGGGGTATATATAGGTTTTGGTAATTTTACTTACTTTTTGCTAACATTCTCCAATACTTATTGCTGATTTTCCTTATCCGCCCTCTCTCTTTAAGGATGGCCAGAATGCGTTTTAGGATCACAGGATGGGTTTTAACTTCGTTCAGCAATTCGTTATATGTGAAATCCCTGTCCATTCTCTCTATTGCATCCATAACTTTATTGACTTCGCTCTCCTGTATCATGTTCTTTTTTATCCTGCGCCCTGAACTTATGCAGAATTTCCTGAACTCAATCCAGTTCTGTTTTTGTTCCTTACTCAATTCTATTGCGGGCATCATCCAAATCCTCCTCTTTTATGCCAAAGAAATTCTTAATCCAATGGGTAATACCTATTGCCATTACGTAGCCATCACTCCAATTCTCAACCTCTACGTCTCTCTGCCAGGGCATCCCCAATCCTGCATAATCTTCGTTTTCAAGTTCTAATATCCATTCGATTGCCGCCTGTTTCAAATCCCTATCCTCATAGAGTTTGATATGCCCGTTACGGATTGAGAACAAGTTAATTCGGGCGGCGGTGGTAGGAGGGATTTCATTAAGTGTTTTTGCTGTCATTTTTTCAACCTCCACTTTTTAATTGTTTTTTCTTGCATTTCTTCAAGGCATCTTAAAAACACTTTTGTATTTTCTATCACTCTCTCCCTTTTGCTTAATGGTTTGTCAGCCAATCTCGGCTCTGGATATTTTTTGCATAGACAGGAAGGAATATCAAGATTGCAGTTCTTACAATATATGAAGTAGTTATATTCACTCCAAAAGAGAGTGGTTTCATCGGATGCACCACAGATGGGGCAGGCATATCCCAATTCATGCGGTTCGAATACTGCATTTCCATGTGGTCGCCTACCACAAATGCGTTCTGCTTGTTCGTTTTTACTTACCTGTTCAGTCATTTTTTCAACCTCCATATTCCGTTTCCGTATTTGTATATCAGTCCTTTTCTCTTTAAGATTTGGAGGGCGTTCTGCATCTGCCATACGTTTACCTTCCCCACATGAGTTTTGTATCTGTCTCCTGCTTTTTGTTTTGTTATATCCCGGAAGGCACGGCGCACTTTCAGCCATCCATCATGCTTTTTCATGTATTCAGGTATCCATTCCAGAAAGAATTTTGTTTGTTTCATCATTTTATCGCCTCTCTTTTATGAGATAATATAGAAGCCAACCGCCGAACCAGCCGATAATGAATATGGCCAGAAGGATAAGGATTGTTATTGTGGTCATTTTATCTTTGCCTCCTGCTTATACCATTTTTCAAATTCTTCTGGCTCGCAGATGGGACACGGTCGGGGGCAGTCGTGTATCGGGCATAATGGCATGCAAATAATATCAGGCATGTTTTGCCTCCTTTCCATGAAGTTTTTTGTATCGTTCTGCAAATTTCTTTAGGGTTGTGAAAGCAAAAATTCTATTTTCACACTCGTAATCCCAATACCAAAAAACAAATTCATTATGTATGCCCTTTGGCTTCATTATTAGTAAAGTCATCTTGTCTCCTGCTTGCTCCTTTGCTTTGTTATACCATTTCAGGATTGTTTTAGGGATGGCAGTTGAATAACGTGCAGTAAACCATATCTCCTCAATTTTTAACTCCTTTAAAATTTGGTATTGCTTCATTACCCATTTCGGTATCTGCTTTCCCCATTTGCATTCGATGTGATAGATGGGATGTTGCACGTCTCCTTTTATCGCACCATTGCCCGAAGCCGCAATACGCTGGCCGCCCAACACAGCTGCAACCTTTCGTTCTAATGCTTTCCAGGCGGCATCAGCCATGTTTCACCCCGAAGCGTTTGTTTATGATTTTTCTAAATTCCTCCTTTTCATCTTTCCATGCTGTCATGTTCTCGAAGTCCTCTATCAATTTCTGACGAAGGATTTCGATGTCATCTCTATCATAACAATCAATGATTTCAAAAGAATTGTCATATTGTTCATATTTCGGGTTTAATAATGCCTTTCTTGCTTTTAGTTTTCCTTTCAAACTCCATTCTTCTTCAACCATTTTTCCTCCTCTTTCAATATCTTATCAATTGCATCTTTCGTTTCCTCTTTAATCATGCTTTTTACTTTGAATAAAAATGTGGGAGATAATTTTGCCATCTGCTTTACAATCGCCAGGGCTTCCTCATCGGTGGGTATCCAATCGGCGAGAACGGCCTGCTTCAATGGTCTTGGTTTGAAGTTCTTGTCCGATGGCTCAAATTCAACAACTAAAACCCTGTATTTTTGATTTATTCGGTGGCTATCTACCTTTTCCGTTATTTTAAATCTCATGGTTTTATCTCCTTTAATAAATGCCATAAAATTATTCCTGATATCTGAATTGATACAAGTCCAAGAGCATTAATTAAAACACGCATTATGATATCATCTGTTTCTGGTCTTTTCAATAGATATTCTCCAAAATCGGTTAACACTATGGCAGATAATAGTCCAGCAATAATTATATACAATCTCATGCTTTCACCTCCAATCCACTCATGAAATTGATTAATTTTAGGTATTCCTCTCTCGATATATGTATGTCTATTGTTCTTTTACTTTTTGGCATTTCTAAAACGATATAGTAGAATGGTTTTCCAAGGTCAACATACGGCTCATGTGCAAGAGGGAATACTGGGCGTTCCCCTACCACGCTTTTTACAATTATATCTTCTTCAATATTGTCTTTACTCATTTTATTACCTCCAATTCATTTTTCAGAAATTCTAACGTTTGTTTGGGTGTCCATCCCAATGCCTTCATAAACTCTTTTCCAGTTCGGCCAGTCAGCCATGCCATATTCAATCCATAACCAGAAGCAAGCCGCCGCTCTGCCCAATCTAAAAGTTTTTGCTTCGTCTGCTCAATGTGCATCTCCAACTCTGCATTCTGTATTTGCTGTTGTTCCAGGTTTTCAATTTGTGCTTCAATCGCCATTATTTGAAATTGAAGCTCCTGCTTTTTTGCTTCCAATTGCTCTACTGAATTGCTTGAAAGGGCGATTTTTGCAATGCTGTTTATCCAGTCACTAAAGTTCTTTATTCCGTGTGCCTTCGCCAGGATTTTAATATCCTTATCGAGATTAACTATTACTGGACTTCGGTCTTTCGTTTTTGGTCTGCCTCTCATGCTTTCGCCTCTTTTTGAATACAGGTTTAATTTCATTATTATCTGGGACTACAATAATTTTGCATTTAGTGTTTATAAGGATATAATTCCCTATTGGTTGTTCTAAAATTTCTCGTATTCTCATCATTTCATCATAGTTTAATCGTTCCTCGAATACAATCAACACTTTCTCATTAGGTTTTACTCTTGTGATGTATCCTTTGAGTTCCCTAAAATTAGTTAGTTCCTTTTCTGTCATCTTTCTCCTCCATTCACATTACCCATTAATGATGCCTCAAAAGTATTTCCATTTCTTTTAATCTCATACCTATTTCCGTTTGGTATTACCACATAAGAAACATCATGCGGCAATTCATACCAAATTCCCTCAATTTTTACTCTCTTTTTTGCCATCTTTCGCCTCCTTTTCTTCCCCAGCGATATATCTGATTACATCGCTGTAAGATGCTACTCTTCCCCCCTTCCTCAATCTTGCCTTTGTTCTTTTAAGAATTGCATAGGCATTTTTGTCCAACCTTACAAAATTGTATTTTGGTTTTTTATCGGTCATGCTTCACCTCTTGGGCATTCTTTTATTTTTTTATATCTTATACTATCACCAGTTACATTACAAAATATTTCATTGGTATCACCCAAATAAATTATGATTTTAGCATGAGGACAATTATGGCATTTTTCATAAGACATTTCATTTGGTTTTTCTTTAGTCATCGTAAGTGAATACAAATTGTATATATATAGATTTTGGTTTTAATTTTGTATATAAGAAATTCAGGGATAGAAAAAAGGGAATAGGGGTAAAATAAAGGATTTAATTATATATATAAATATATATAAATAATTCATTTTATTATTATATCATTATATCATTATTCCTCAAAAAGAAATAATGGAATTGATATTTTATATCTGCAAGCAGGGTTTTCACATTCATAAATAAGATAATCTTTCTGTCGGTAAACCTTGCTCATTTGCCTGCCGCAGATAGGACATTTCCTCATAAAAAAAGAATGGGAAAAGAGTTTAAAAGGATTGAGAGAGTTTGCCGCGGAAGATTTACTCCTTTGCCTTTTTCAGGAGATAGTCGATTTTTGCCTGGAGTTCCTCCTCATCAACTTTCGTGAGGTGTGCGTCATCGGCGTATGCTATGCCTACACTTGCAACCCATCCTATTATGAACAGGGCAAGCGGTGTTATCGTTGCAGGGAATGATGGCTCAATCGTTACCAGCGCCGTTCCTGTTATCCACATAAACAGCCCCAATACAAGTCCGTATAGGATGCCGCTTATCATTTTCTTTCCAAATGGTGTCATATTTTCACCACTCCTTAATGGGCATGAAATTATTTAAACTTTACTCAGAATGGGGGAGAGCCGCCCCTTAAAACGGTGAACGGAGGCAAAAGAAGAGGCGGGGCGGCATTATGTCATTTAATCAATCTTTCCAACACCATAAAAATCAATGAAACAAGCAAACTTACGGTCGCCGCTACTTTTGTGATTGCGATTTTATTGCTTGTTATTTTACTGCATACTTCATCCAATTTTGTATCAATCCTGTTTACCGTGTTTTCAACGTTGTTTAATTTCTGTTCCTGCTCTCCACGCCATTGCTGGATTTCCAGTTGCCAGCGCCTTACTTCCTTAATGAAATCTCCATTTGTCTCGGGCATATACTATAATCCGAGAAATGCTTATATTATTTACATCATTCTGCTTTCAATCTTTTGATAAATCTCCAGGTCATTAATGGCATGAATATTATGAAAAAAATTAATTCATATTTTGCTTCTCCAACAGAATTTATATCTATTGCAAAAATGTAGTCATTGAAAAATGCAAATATGAAGGCAGAGAAAAATATCCATACGAGGCAAAACTCCACTATATCTATGTAAATATTGAGAAATAATTTGCCACCACTCCATACCATGTTACAATTTTATATCAGATGGTATCGTCTGGTATCAGTTCGTCAAGGTCTGCTTCTTTTGATTTTTTGATTTGTTCTTCCCAATCTCTTATATGTCTTTTGTATTCTCCTGATTTTATCGTATCAACAGTTTCATTGAAATTCGTTCTATATGTTTCTCCATCAATAGTAGTTTCAACCTCAAGAACGATAACATTTGTGCCCTTTTTTTTATTTAGTATTTTTGCCATATTGGTATATTACTCCATTGTTTTTAAATTTAACTGTCATCTTTATCTATTGATATAATTGTTTGTTTTACTGTTCCAGTTCCTCCTCCGCTTATAGGATGCTTATGGTTATCTCCTGTTATTGTATGCGTATGTGGGTCTTCATTGGTCGTATGCTTATGGTTATCTCCTGTTATTGTATGCGTATGTGGGTCTTCATTGGTCGTATGCTTATG